CTTACATTCGACGCAGATAAATATGGCCTACATTGACCCAGACATGCCCGACGAGTTCCAGACTGGGCGCATGCGCTTTGATGATAGAACTACCCCCATTGAGCACGATCAAGACATACTTGACCAACTGAGCGTCACCATTGCGCAGCTACGAGACGGCGCAGTGGATGCAAGAAAAGCCTCCGGCCTAGAGGAGATATTCACCTCCGCCGAAGAAGCCTACTTGGGTATCGATGACATGAACCGGCACCAGTTCTCTAGCGCGCGCTGGGCCAAGCCTACCACCATGAATGCGCCTTTGACGAGCAGCGCCCCTCCTTCCAGCCTCAAATCAACCGCCTACGTGCGCATGACAGCGCGCTACGTGGACATGGGCGCGGCCAAGATCAGCGAGATCACCTTGCCCATCGACGATAAGGCATTTAGCATCAAGGCTACGCCAATACCAGACCTGGGCGAAGACCCAAAACCCCTGACGCAAGATGGCCAGCAAGTATTTCGCCCAGGTGCAGAAGGCGAGCAGGCCATGATGCCGGCTACAGACGTTGACCTGGCTAAAGCCAACAACGAAAAATCTGATGCCGCAGCCAAGCGCGCTGAAAAACGCATATATGACTGGATGCTGGAATCAAACTACCCCGCAGAAATGCGCAAGGTACATCACGACTCTGCCCTGTTTGGCTCGGGGGTTCTCAAAGGCCCATTCCCCAAGATGGTCAACCAGTTCCACCTAAAAGCCGGGAAGCTGGTGAAGACGACCAAGGTCATCCCCGGCATGAAGCGCGTGAGCCCGTGGAACATCTATCCAGACCCCGCATGTGGCGAAGACATCCACGAAGGCGACTACATTTTTGAGAGCGACAGAATAAGCCCTAACAGGCTCAAAAAGCTCAAAGAAGAAAAGATTGACAACACGCCGATTTACATTTCAGCGCAGATCAACAAGGTGCTGGCAGAAGGCCCGGACAAAATCAACTTGCAAGAGAACACCGGGAAGATCAAGCCAGGCGATGCACAGTATACCATCTGGTACTTTACCGGCACGGTCAGCCGAGACGACATGCGCGTGGCCCAAGCCTACGGTATTGGCGACTTGCCGGACGAAGTGCATGATGTGAATGCCATCATCGCCATGGTCAACGATACCGTGATTAGGGCGACCATTAACCCGCTGGAGTCTGGCGCGCTACCATACCGCGTGATGCCTTGGACACGCCGCAATGGATCGTGGATTGGCATTGGTGCCGCCGAGCAGCTGGAAATGCCGCAGCGCTCCATTGTGGCCGCCACGCGCGCTCTGTTCAATAACGCAGGGGTCAGCTCAGGCTCGCAAATCGTGATGAACCAGCACGCGGTATACCCAGCCAATGGGCGTATGGAAATCACGCCCGACAAGCTGTGGTTCGTCGAGAAAGATGTTTCGGTAGAAGATGTGCGGGACGTTTTCCACGCATTCCAGATGCCAAACATCGGCACCCAGTTGATGAATTTGGTGATGTATGCCAACCAGCTCGCAGAGCAGGCTACCAACATCCCTTTGCTATCGCAAGGCAAAGACCGCCCGGACGCGCCGCAGACGCTTGGCCAGGCCGAGCTAGAGGATAACAACGCGCACACCCTGATCCGCTCCATCGCCTACACCATTGACGACAACATCACCGAACCACTGGTCAAAGACCTGTACGAGTGGTTGCGCCTTGACCCCGCTGTGCCAGAAGACGAAAAAGGTGATTTTGAGATTGATGCCAAGGGAAGCATCACCATGGTAGAAAAGGCCATCCAGGAGACTGTATTCGCCCAGTTGATGCCGTTTGCAAAAGACCCGGCCTACGGCATGAACCCAAAGCTGGTAGCAGAAAAGTACCTGCGCAGCAAACGCCTGAACCCTGGCGATGTGTCTTACACCGAGGCCGAACTGGAAGCAATGTCCAAGCAGCCCCCGCCAGAAGACCCAACCATCACGGCAGCCAAGATCCGCGCCGAAGCACAGATCAAGACGGCAGAGGGCCACGACAAGGCCACTGTGGCCAAGAGCCAAGCAGATACCGACCGCGACACGCTGTACGCGAATGCCGAAGCGCAGCGCAGCGCAGCCGTATCCGATGTGCGCTACAAAGAACTTGAGCTCAAGCTGCAACTGGCGCAGCTGGACTACGCCAATAAGCACAGCCTGAAACTTGAAGAGGTCAAGGCCAAGCTGGCTGAAACTGCCATGAAGCTAAACGTGCAAAAGCAGTTGTCCGAAGAGGCGATGGATGCCGACTTGCACAAGCACCATAACCCATCCCCGGTCATTGCACCACCCACCGAGCCAGCGGGGCGCGCGGCTGATGGCCAGGCGTTTGTACGATGAATCTGATTCTCACACAGATCGACAAAGGCACCGACTGTTGGAAAAAGCTGATGGCCCACTGGACATACGCCATTGGCCGCGCCCATATCGATCTTGAAACTGAGAGTGACCCCATAAAGTCTGCGCAACTGCGCGGGCGTATCGCAGCGCTGAGGAACAACCTGGCGCTGGATAAAGAAGTCCCTGTCGCCGCCGATTAAGGCTACGACATACATGAAAGCGACCCACGCGAGAGCGCCGGTTGTTGACCTAGCTGTACGCAGCTTATTTGTTTGTGGAGAAGAAAATGGCAGGAGAAAATGAAGAAGGTAACCCGGTAGCAGTATCTGAATTTGCACAAGGTTTTGACTCTGGTTCCACGGCAACGCCGAACCAAGACGATGCCAACATTGCAGGCGAAGTACTGGAAGCACCAGCACCGAAATACGCACAGATCACCGAAGATCAGTTGAACGACCTCATGGCCAAAGCGGCCCGCGTTGATGAAATCAATGCGACGATGGAAAAGCAGTTCGGCACGGCCTTTGGAAAGATGGGCGGTATGGAGCGCGTTTTGAAAGAAATGCAATCAGGCCAATCGGTAGAGGTGACAGCGGAAGACTTCTCGGGTATCGCCGAAGAGTTCGGTCAAGAGTATGCGGAAACGCAGGCAAAGGACATGAACAAACTATTAGCGAAATTCAGGGGTGGAGCATCTATCGACCCAGCAGCCATTGACAAAATGGTTTCTGATCGAGTAGCAGCGCAGACAGAGGCCATGCGCATTGATGTAGCCCTTGATTCAGTTGTCGATGGCAACTGGAGAGACGAGAGAAACAGCGAGGCCTTTAAGGCATGGGAAAGCACGCAACCAGATGATGTCAAGCAATTGGCAGACTCTGACCGACTGGCCGATGCAAAGAAAATGCTGCGTTTGTTTGTCGAATCAAAAAACAAACCCGCACTCAAGCCAACAGAATCCACACGGACAAAGCAGCTTCAAGCAGCAATAGCCCCTAAAGGCGTTGGAGGCAACCCGCCGCCACAGCCCAAGGAAAACAACTTTGCAGCCGGTTTCAATACTGGCAGCGCTTAACTGAAAGAAAATCACCATGACAATGCAAACCTATGCATTAAACCCCGGCCGACTGGAGAAGTTTTCCGGTGCTATTTCTAAGCACTCACAAACCACCGAAGTTCTCGGTCGTGGCGGGCGACAAGTGGCAATGCCAAAAAACTCAAGCCGCACCTACATGGCGCGCCGCTGGTTGCCATATGGCGCAACCGCAACAGACCGCAACACCATCAACCGCTTTTTCCAAGACGGTAACGGTGATCGCGCCGCCGCTATTGTGCAAGCGCACCAGACCAACGAGGGTGTAACGCCTTTGCCAGAAAGCGTTGTTCCGCAAGACATACAAGTGGTCATGCAGCAGTACTCTTGCTTGTACGGCTTCTCTGACCAAGCCTTTGACATGTACGAGGACAAAATCCCCGAGCAGATGGTCATGCAGGTCAGCGAACGCCTCACTTTCGTCAACGAAATGATCATTTACGGTGCCCTTAAAGCCTGTACCAATCAGTTCTTTGGCGGCGTTGGCACCTCCATCGGCACCGTGAACGGCGCTCTGACCCTAGGCCTGGTCCGAAAGATCGTGCTGAACTTGCAAGCCAACAGCGCCATGCCAGTGACGACCATGCTGGGCGCTTCTGCTTACATCGACACCACGCCTGTGAGCGCCGGCTACATTGTGTACAGCCACACCGACATGGAAGGCGACATCCGCGACTTGCCAGATTTCACCCCCGTGGAGAAATACGCAACCGGCCAAGCCATGCCATTCGAGATCGGCAAGTGCGAGCGCTTCCGCTTTATCACCAGCCCGAGCTTCCCAAGCTTGCAAAACGCTGGCGCGGTTGTTGGCGGCTTGAACCTGTACAGCACCACCGGCACCAACGCTGACGTTTACCCCGTCATCGTTTGCGCCAAGGATGCGTGGAGCCAGATCGCGCTGCGTGGCAAAGAGTCGAACGACCCGACCTACTTGCCGCCTGGTGAAAAATCAAAGTCTGACCCACACGGTCAGCGCGGTTACGCTGGCACCAAGTGGTACAAGGCCGTGTTGATCGAGAACAACGGCTGGATGGCTGTTGCAAACGTTGCCCGTCGCAACTCAGCGGCTTAATAGCCGCCGCGAAAGGAAACACCATGCAAGATACCATCACACGCTTCCTGTCGGGGTTGTCCGTGCAAGGCGACAAGCTGGCGTTACTTCGAGTGCTTTCAGCACTTGGAGATCGCCTCTCAAGCCAAACTATGGGCAGTGCTGGCCTCGTCATTTTTGGCGCGGCCAGCCCCTTGGCAAAAACAGGCGCTACGGCTACAGCTGCAATGGCTAACGGGGTGCTTCTCAGCATCCCGGCCAGTACATCCATGGCTGCATTGTCGGGCACCACATCCCAAAACAGGTTCAACGCCTATGTGTTTTATGTCGATCAGTCGGGTATCCTGACTACCGTCATGGGGCAAGAGGCTACAACCCTGGCAGGGGTGCGATTCCCGCAAACGCCGCCTGGCAAAGCCATCATCGGTTTCATCACCGTCAACCCAACGTCAGCAGCTTTTGTCGGGGGCACCACTGCCCTGGACGCGGCGGCCACCAACGTTGTCTACGTCAACACGCCGGGCGCTTTTGACCCGACCGTGTTGGTTGTTTAACCAAACCAAAGAAAGAGAAACCATCATGGATAACCTCCAATTTGCGCCAGTCACCATGGCGCTGGGCTTGTCGGCTATTGCCGCAGGCACCACTTCTACCCTGTCGTCTACGGGTGTTTTGCCCTATGCCATTCGTGGCAAGGCGTTTAGCCGCGCCGCCATGGCAAACCAGGCCACTCCTACGACTGACGCAACTACTGGCTTGCCATTCACTCCACTGACCTTCCCCTCCAACGCAAGTACGGGCGGCCAGGGTGGCGTGTTTGTGGTCGGCTATGACGCGGCTGGCGCTCTACGTGTGTCGCAAGGCACCCCGGAGCCGCTGGACACGGCTGGCAACTTCATCAACGCACCGCGCTTTCCCGTGGTCGTGGCTGATGCCGTTTGCCCAATTGGCTACATCGTAGTTCGCCTGGGCCCCACGGCCGTGGCTAACTGGACGTTTGGCACCAACAACCTGTCAGGCGTGACGGGTGTTACCTACAGCTTTGTGAGCATTGTCGGCTTGCCTGACCGCCCACAAATCGCGTAAACGGGTTTTGACCCCTGGGCATCTATGGTGCCCAGCAATCAACACCTGTTGAACTGCAATTTTGCAACCAAACCGAAAGGGAACCCCATGAGTAATGCACAGAACGCACCCATCCGACGCGAGCAGCCATCCAAAGTGGCCGAAGACTCCAGCATTGGACAAAACCCCAGCCTATTGATTGACCCAAGCCGCCAAGAAACCATTGAAACTGTTGGAGGCAACACCAGCCAAGACTTCATGTCGGAGTTGGCCTTTAACGAAGAGCCAATTCAAATCCTGATCCACTCGAACCAGCAAGAAAACGCATCGACGGTGGTGGACTGCTGGGTGCAAGGTCGTGGCGCAGAAGTTTTGATCAATGGTGAATGGAAAACGCTTGGCTACCTGCCGCTTGAAATTCCAGTCACTACCAAGCGTAAATATGCCAATGTGCTGATGCGCTCACGGGTTGAAACAATCCGCACAGACGTGGGCGATTCCAATGTGGAAAATCCACACAACCGAATTGTGCGCAATGCGCGCATGGGCCACACCCTGCAAGTGCTGCAAGACAAAAGCCCACATGCAAGCAAATGGTTTTCTCAGATTACCATGCAGGCCGTTTAAGCCATGAACTACCTTGATCTGACCCAGCGTCTTGCGCGCGAGTGCGGGGTAGACAAGACCGGGCCATTCACCACCATAGGCCAAGTTGGTGAAGCGCGCCGCCTGGCCGACTGGATCAGTGATGCAAACCTGTACATTGAAACCATGCGCAATGATTGGGGATGGAAGTTCAAGGCATTCAGCTTTCCTACGGTGGCCAGCCAAGCTATTTATACGCCAGCGCAGTGCGGCATCACATCTTTTGGGCATTTTGACGAAAGCAGCATCAAAAACTACGACACAGCAGCCGGGATTGCCTCTGAGATTGAAATGGACTACATCAGCTACTCTCGATGGAGAGCTGAGTACGATCTTGGGTCTTTGAAATTGCAGCAGTCCAGGCCTGCCGTGGTTGCCGTCACGCCAGACAATTCGATTGCAATTGGGCCTTACCCGGCAGCAGGCTATACAGTGACGGGCCTGTACTACAACAAGCCGCAAAACCTCGTTGCAGATGCTGATGTGCCGGGTATGCCAGAACAGTTCCACATGCTCATAGTGTGGAAGGCTGCGCAGCGCTACGGTTCGTTTGAGGCGGCTCCAGAAGTCTATCAAAACGCAGAGATTGAGTACAAAAAACTCATGCGCGCTCTGAGAGACTACTACCAAAAAGACGTGCCTGTGGGCAGTGGATTCGCATGATAAAAATGCCGCCAGTTCAACATGATTACGTCGTCCTCCAAGGCGGCATGGATCAGATAACACCACCGAGCGCATTGAAACCAGGGGTCTGCGTTGATGCGCTAAACATGGAATGTATTGAAGGAGGCGGTTATGGACGCATTGGCGGCTATGAGCGCTACAGTGGGCAGCCAGCCCCCTCCAGTGCAGCCTATGGGTTTGTCTGCATTCTCAACTATCTAGCTCCAATTGCGATAGGTCAGACCATCACCAATGCAACAGCAACAGCGACTGGAAAAGTCATTGCAATTGACCTTTGCAATGTTGTTTTTACAAAAAGTACTGGTGTATTTGTTGTTGGAGACACTATAAAAATAGGCGCTATTAGCGTTGGCATCACTTCGGCGCAGGAAACGGCAATATCCGCTCAAGACAATGCCAGGTACGCATCATTGGCCGCCAATGAGTACCGGGCGGACATTGTGGCCGCAGCAGGATCAGGCCCGGTGCGCGGAGGGTTTATTTACAAAGACCTTGCATACATAGTCAAAGATAATGCAAGCGGCACCGCCGCCAACCTTTGGTTTGAAAGCTCTGCGGGATGGCAGCAAGTAGTATTTTTTAATCAAGTCAGCTTTACTACTGGCGCTGGAGGCGTTTCTCCTCCAGATGGTTCCGTTGTAACTCAAGGTGCTGTGACGGCCATACTAAAGCGCGCAGTAGCCAGCACGGGCGCGTGGACCGGAACGGCAGCAGGAATTCTTGTTATAGCCAATCCAGTTGGCGGTAATTTTGTTGCCGGTGCTGCCACCATCAGTGGGGGCACCACCATTACGCTGTCTGGAGCGCAAACTGCAATTAGCCTTTTGCCAGGTGGCAAGGGAGAGTCAGACATCGCCAACTTTGGCGGGCAGCTTGGTTCGCAGCGCGTGTACTACGCAGACGGCGTAAATAAAATGTGGGAATTTGATGGTGCGGTGCTTGTACCCATATCAACAGGGTCTGCATCAGACAATCCACGGCATGTACGAGCATTCAAAAAGCACCTGTTTTTCTCGGTGCAAAGCTCGGCCTTTAACTCTGCAATTGGCAATCCCTACAGTTATGAAGCCATTAAGGGAGCAGCAGAGCAGCCATGTAGTGACGTAATAACTGGATTTGAACTACAGCCGGGTTCGCAAACAAGCGGAACCATGGTAATTTTTTGCCGAAATAGCAGCCATGTTTTATATGGCACCAGTTCGCTTGACTGGAATTTGGTGTCCATGCACTCCCCAATTGGTGCGCGAGAGTACAGCATTCAAAGCATGGCCGATATTTATGCCTTTGGAGACATGGGCGTATACGCATTGTCTGCATCGCAACACTACGGGAACTTTGAGCATTCTTCATTGACGCACAACATTCGGAAATTCATATCCGACCGACTTACCCAAGTATCATGTTCTACACTTGATAGACTGAAAAGCCAATACCGCATATTTTTTAAAGATGGTTCAGGACTATACATTACCATCATAAATGGATCGGTTATTGGCTCACTTCCAACATTATTTCCAACGGCTGCAAATATTGCTTTTGAACATACGCTCAATGATGGAAAGCTGGTGAAATTCTTTGGTGGTATGGATGGGCAGCTTTACAAAATGGATTCTGGCACCTCCTTTGATGGGGGGAAAATCAATGCTTACGGAGTTCTCAATTGGAATGCCAAGCATGGCAGAGAAGTCATAAAGCGGTTTAGGCTTGCTTCAATGGAGGTATCTGGTGGCGGCTTTATGAGCTACAGCTTTGGCTATGCACTAGGCTACCAGACGCAAAATAAAATACAGCCAACACCTGAAATTTATGATGTGAATTTTAAGCCGTCCTATTGGGATTCATTCACATGGGATAACTTCTTTTGGGATGGAGTTTTGCTCTACCCATCGCGCCTTGAAATACAGGGATCTGCTGAAAATATCCAATTCACATTTGCAAGTAATTCGGCTGAGTACGAATCTTATGTATTCAGCCAGATTGCAGTTCACTACACAATACGCAGAGGCTCACGATAAATGGCAAACGAATACTTTACCCATGGAAATTACCCAACACATGGTAGTTTTGGCGCATCGGCTGCTATGCGCGGTATGTTAGATGCACTACAAGCCGGCTTTGATTTACTCCCAACAATGGGTGGGCGTAACAGCAAAATGGTGATGGTGAACCCTGGTGCTACTAAATTGATTGCATCCAATATCACGCTGACAAATCCACTTAATGGTGCAACACTGACGCTATCAGACAACTCTTCATTTCAAACCATAGGTGAGCACCCGCTAATAATTAGACTGTCTGGTGAAACAGACATTACGTTCCCACTGACTGGTACTTTGATCACGAACGAAACAATTGCCGCACTTCAAAGCAACCTTGCAGGCACTGGCGCTGGGCAGGGCAGTCAAATACTAGGCCACAACGTAGCCCTAACAGCCGTTGCTGGCACAATGGGTTATCATTTAAATTACGGCGATATTGACGTGGGCGGGGCTCCCTACTTTGTCAGACCTA